GGCTATGAGACAAAAGTCAGGAATTTCATTCTTGGCTTTATATCTCAAAGCTTCTTCTACTTATGTAATGCAATTTATTGCAAATCCTAAGAAACCTAAGTTTATTACTTCGGTTACTTATGGACCTCACGTAAGTCTAACCCGTTCGGGACTTCCAAGGATTATTCCTGTTAGTCTTCGAAGAGCAATCTCCAATAATGATACTATAATTATCAAAGTAGTCCTTACTATCCTTAATCTGTATAGAGTTTTACCCTATCCAGGTAAGGTTAAGTTATCAACTATCACTGATAAGTGAAATGGAAGTCTTCCGCAAGGAATTCTTTCTTTCATCCCTATCTTTTGAAAGTTGATAAGCCCTAAACCGTTCACGTTTATATGAAATCCGTTTGCTATTAAAGCATCTGGATCGATTATAAACGGTAAGAAGACTAGTTCTTTCTCTGGTTTCTTAAAAGCTTTGTTGTTCCTAAGAAGGGAGTCAGTTCTTTGAGCTGATCTAAGTTTCTTTTTTGAAACTTTACCTTCTAGAAGAGGTTGAAAAGCAAGAACTCAAAAGGCATGAGAAGGTCTTAAAGATTTATCTTTAATACTAGACCATGCATTTGGGCATATTGCTTCTGAACCTTTAGGGAAATTAGCTTTTAAAGAAGAACCAGGTAAGGTAAGAGTGTTTGCTATGGCAGATTGTATAACTCAATGGGTTTTACATCCTCTTCATCAGTGATTATTTACAGTTTTAAGAACATTAAGTAGCACAGATGCTACTTTTGATCAGAAAGCTGGGATAGAATTACTTCTGTCTAAAATAATTGCTGGTAAGAGAGTTGTATATTCTCTTGATTTATCCGCTGCTACCGATAGACTTCCTCTTATATTGCAAGTTCACTTATTGAACTACATCTTCCCTAAGTTGGGTGATCACTGAGGATCTTTATTGATCAACAGAGATTACTCTGTCCCTAACCATAAAACCTTGAAAATCCAAAAGAATTTTAAGGTCAGGTATGGAACAGGTCAACCTATGGGAGCCTATAGTTCATGAGCTATGCTTGCCCTAACACATCACTTCATTGTGCAATATTGCGCTTATAAAATTTATAACAAAAAAATCTGATTCCGAGATTATATGATCTTGGGGGACGATTTATTATTATTAGATTCCAAAGTTGCAAAAGAGTACCTTCGAGTGATGAAGCAACTAGATGTAGGAGTAAATCTTTCAAAATCTCTAATATCAAGTATTGGTATTGGAGAATTTGCTAAGAAATTACTTTCTCCATCTGGTCTTATCCAAGGACTTAGCTTAAGAGAATTTTCTTCTCTAGGTAAGTCATTCAGTAATGTTTTAAACATTTCTCATATGTTAAATGCTAAAACATCAGCTGTACTTAGATTGTTAGGATTTGGTTCCAAATCTGTTGGTCATTCCCCTAAAAATTTCACTTCGTTCTCCATGAGAGCCTTATTAGATCATATCCTTATTTCTCCTTTAGCAAAAAGGGAGGGTATGGATTGATTTAATTGGTTCTCATACATCGGAAAGACTAAATACCTAGACATAGGTGGTTTAGCCCCTACTGATGTACTCTATTATTTCCTTTGAGGGAAAGAAGTAGAGAAGGCAGAACTGGCGGATGAAATAGGTAGAAAGGCAACAGATTTGTCTTGGGATAAGATGGGTCCTCATGCATCAATGGTATTATTTAATTATTGAATACCATCTCAAAATGGAAACATTTTGATGTCTGAAGATCAATTGAAACTTCTTGATTTCCTACATAATAGGTTATCAGGAATTTTCCTTTCCTCTTCAGTTTTTGCAGAGATGATCCAAGGAGCTAGTCCGGATTTAGTGCCTAGATGTATAAATCTGTCATTAAGCGTTGATGATGATCAAGCTTTTGATAGATTTAGTTTGATTACAAATGAATATTTGTGATCAATTATATCTAGAAATCCTAAATCGTGAATAGCGAAGAATTATTTAGGTAAGGATTACTTTGATATAAAAGTCTTTATGCAACAAGTTCCATCTGAGGACTTCTTTAAAATTCACACCTTGAAAGATGTTTCATTAGCTTTAAAGCTAAAGAAGGATTTTTTCAAATTCTGTGAATTTTATAAAAGTTCTACTATTCAACGGATTGAACAGCCTGAAGATGAAATAAACGACTAGGATTTGGGGTCTCTCTTCAAAGAGGGATGACCAGTTATCGCTTTGTCGTAGGAGTTGCCTCAGATTGATAGTGATCAAAGGGAGAAGGGTTTAGCCCTTACTTGCTGCAGATGGATTTGCACCCATCGTAAGCGAGTTCCTTCCGAAATAACTATCCCAGAATCCTTTTATTGCGGTAAAAAGACCACAAGTAGGATTAAAAAGGTGATTCCCCGATGAACTTTAATAAGTGTAGAAA